ATGTAGCGGTTCGTGGTGTCCTTCGTCAGAACCATGTCGGTCCAGTCGATGGGGTTCAGCACGATGCCGTCCGGCGTGCGGTTGGTAAGGGCGACTTGCAGCATGGCCACGCGGATGCGGTCAACCGCCGACTCAGCCTGGATGTTCACGCCCGGGTTGGAGTAGGAGGTTGCCTGCGTGAGGATGCCTTGGCTTCGGCACCGACGGTGCCGGTGGCCTTGATTTCACGGTCGAATGCCTCGGCCTTGCGGGCGAGATCGTCGCGGACGGTTTTCAGGGCATCATTGATGGCCTGGATTTCTTCGGGTTTCATGGTGTCACCTCACGGTTCAGGATTTTTCGGGCAGTGCTCAACAGGTCGTCCATCGCGGCGCGCATTTCCGGAGAGTGCGCAACGGCGGCCTCACGCTCGCCCGGGCTATGAGCATCACGCTCACTGTCCCTGATTTCCGCAACCAGCCGCTTGGCGTCATTCCGGGAGAGGCCGCTCGCACGCAGGCGGCGCTCCACTTCCCGGACGGCGACAATGCCGGCCTTAGCACCATCTTGCTGTTTTATCTGGTCAGCGTCAAGGAGGGTGTCTGCGAATCCATCCGCCACCGCATCCTCGCCGTTGATCCACGTTTCAGCATCCATCAGCTTCCCGATAGCCTTGTCTTGCAGACCGGTTCTGGCGGCGTAGATGTCCGCCATGGCGCGGTCAAACGGCTCCAGCGTATCTGCGATGCCGCGGAGGTCGTGGCGGTTACCGGCTGCGACAACCCATGAATTGTGGATCATGAAAAACGCAGAACGGGCAATTTCCACCTTGTCACCAGCCATGGCGATGACCGAGGAAATGGAGGCGGCCACGCCAATGACCTTTACCCTCACCTCTCCTTTGTGCTCGCGCAGGAGGTTGTAGATGGCCAGCCCCTCAAACACGTCGCCGCCCGGCGAGTTGATGAGAACATCCACGGGGTTGTCGGCGCCAATGGAACGCAGGGCGCCGGCAATTCGCTTGGCTGTCACGCCGTTGTCTGCCCACGGGTCGTAGCCGATTGGGTCGAAGATCGAAATGGTGCTCGGCGAATCGCTGGCCACGTCAGCCGCACGAATCGAAGGGTTCCACTTCGCCATCACCGAATCGCTAATCTCGCACGAGACGCCAGACGGGAGGGCCGCACGGGGGGCGGCAGGAATGTTGCGGATAGTCACGGTGTACCCCCGGGCGCTTTCGCGCCTCCAATGGAATCCAGTCTGGCAAGGTTGCTTTCTACGGTGAAAATCTGGCCGCCAGGAATCGGCGCCTTGTTCTCAAGTTCTCGCACTTCGTCACGGTTGTACACCCCGTTACGGAGCATGATCTGGTAATGCTCGGCGCGAGCCTTGGAGTCTCCACGCAACAGGCCTTCTACCTGAAACTCTGCGTAGTAGCGCGTCTCGTCTCCGGGAGGCAGCAGTTGCGTATTGCAGGCCTGCTCAATGCGGGTCAGCCACGAGCGAAGGGTGTAGGTCAGAAAGCCAAGGTTGATCTGCTCGATTCCAGACCCCCACGCAGTAACGTTGGCATGGCCGACCATGACCGGAGGCACGCGGAACCAGCGGCAGATTTCCTCTACGGAGAACTGGCGGGATTCCAGCAACTGTGCATCCGCAGGGCTAATACCGATGACGTGAGCCTTAACCCCTGACTCAAGTACAACGCCCTTGCCAGAATTCGCAGCCCCGGAGATAGCGGCCAGCGAACTGCGCGCCTCTTCCCGCTGGTCTACCCTCAGTTTCTGCGGGTACTCAAGTGCCACCGTCTGCGAGAGGCCATTTTTGAACTTCGCTCCCGCTGCCTCTTCGGCGGCGAGCGAGGAACCAAACACGTTTGCCCCGTACTGGATCGCAGACAGGCCGCACTCGCCGTCAAGGCTGAAACCTGGAATGCGGAAAACATCCGCCGGAGAAATGTCGCGACGCTTTCCGGTGTACGGGTCAATGTACATGTACATGTCGCGGCGGCAGTCATGTGTCAGCCGGTCACGGATCAGGAACTTCAGGCTTGCGACCTGCCCGTTATAGCGGATGATCTCCGCATATGCCCCATCGCGTAGCAGCATGGAGGCGACCATAGCTTCCCAGAACTGCGCCGACGTGCTCTTTGAGTTGGGCCGGCTATGCAGCACGGGGTAAAGCGGGTGGTTACTGGCGATGACCCTGCCTCGGGGAGTCCGCTGGTATAGGTTAAGCGGCAGGGTAGAAATGGTCTCGGCAATCAGCCTGACGCACGCCCACGCTGTAGACAGTTGCATCGTCGTGTCTACCGTGACCAACTGGCCAGAGGCGGACGTTGACGCATTGGGGGTGGCGCCTATGCTCACGGTCTCGACGGGGACGCCGTTCCACAGCAGTTGCAGTGCCGCCTTGAACCTTCCGGTCTTGGCTGTCGTCATACGATCACCGGATTGCGCAGGAAATCCATCACGTCGCCGTCATCGTCACCGCCTGACTTGCCACGCGCGCCAATAGCCATCGCCAAAGCCACCATGCCGTCAATACGGCCAGTCGCCTTAGCCTTATCCAGCTTGCGATTCCCCGCCGGGTCACGAATTACAGCCGCGTTAGCCGCGCACATGGTCAGCACCGGATGGGAGCCGTGGGCAATACGGCCATTTAGCAACAATTCCTCCAAATTGTCTACAGCAGGTGCCATGTCTTTGAATCCCTGCCCAAATTCAACCAATGGAAGCTCTATCCCGGCCCGCTCCATTTCCTTTCTCAGCACGTCGATTCGCCACCGGTCATAGGCCAGACCAAGGCAGTTAGACCCAGAAAGGATCTCTGCGATGTCGGCAACAACGTACTCATAGTCAACGGTCTTGCCTGGCGTCGTCCGTAAAAACCCTTCCCGTACCCACACGTCATAGGGCTGGCGGTCCCTGTCTGCCCTCTCCCTTAGACCTTCCTCTGGCGTCCAGAAATAGGCATGCGCATGGACAAATCCGGCCTCTTCCGCAACCAGAACAAGGGACGTTAGGTCGGTTCTGGCGGAAAGGTCAAGCCCTCCCCAAACGTCGCACCCATCGAATGGCATCGGCTCGCGTCCGCAGGACTGCCATACGTCGCGGCTGACGAACGGAGAGAACGTGCTTACCCTCTGGTTAAGGTTCAGGTTCCTGAACGTGTTCTCAAACGATGGCATGCGGGCCGCTTTCTCGGCCTGCTTTCGCATGTCGTCCATTGACCGGAATATCCCAAGCGCCGGATTTGCCGCCTTCCATCCGGCCTCGTCCATCAAGGCGGCCTCTTTCGGAGCCTCATAGACATGGCACACGGTCTTTGGTGGCTTGTTCCTCGTGGCGTCGTCGATGGCGATAGACAGAAAGTCTGCATCCGTTGCTGACTGCGTGCTTATGTAAATGAGCAAAGGCTCAAGGTGTGCGCCCTGCGAGGTGGTCACCGCGTCGATAAAGTCAGACCGCGAACCCTTTACCTGACCTGCCTCGTCAATGATGGCCAGCACCGGAGACCCACCATGCGCGGTAGTGGCCTCCGCGCTGATCGCCTGATATTCCACATTGAGTGGAAGCCCGACCAGCATCTTCAGCGAAGGCACCGCCCGAATGATCCCGCGGATGGTTGGCGACAGGGAGACGCACTTGGCGGCCAACTTGTACACCTGTGCGGCCTGTTCACGAGACATGGCGCCGCTGACTATCTGGGAATTCAGCCTCGCCTCCGGGCCTACCAAATGCGCCAGTACCAGGAAGGCGATGGTCGCCGTCTTGGCATTCTTCCTAGCAATGCTCAGGATCGCGGTGTCTGTTTTCGCAGGGTTGTCGTATACGGACAGAATGAATCGCTTCTGGAAAACGTCCAGCCTTACCGGCTTCCCAACAAGCACACCGTCAGGGACTATGCAGTGGGTCTCAATAAACCGGATTACCCGCTCACCACGGGTTAGCTTCCCCGTGGGTATGTCGCTTGTATCGCGGATCTTCGGGTTAGGACCCGACCGGATAGGGCCTGTCAATGGCGAGCGCCTATGCCAGCAATCAGGCCGTCATCGGAATCGTCCAGAACCTGGCCGGCCTGCCGCTGTTTCTCCAGCGCCCCGCCTTGCAGCTTGGCCTTACCCTGCTTTGCCTCCGCGTGAACGTGCAGCGCGCGGGAAAGGGCAACGGCTCTGCGGGTGAGCGTCTCGATGATCGCGTGGCGGGGGTTGGCAACCTGCGTGCCGCGCTCGTTGGTCAGTACATGGCCCTCCGCATCCAGCTTCACCTGCTGGGATTCGATGTCTGCGAGGGTGCGGGCGAGGTTGGCGGCCTCTGTCAGGTCGAGAGAGTCCCATCTATCGCGCGCACGCGCGCACACGATTGAGTCCCAGAACGGGCGGTCACCATCCCGGAGTCTCACATGCGGAGGCGGCTCGATTGGTCCGGCCGTTGCCGCAGCCATGGCCCGGCGGGCACCTGCGATGCTGTCAGTACGTGC